TAGAAATCTATTCTTTGATTTGGTTAAACAAAATGAACTTTACCTAATCATCCTCGATAACAACGAACGTTATTGGTCAGTTGATTGGTCGAACGGAGGACTCGTTTCCGCAGGTTCGATGCAGGTGGGTCAGAACTATAATGATTTGAACGGGATAACCGTTACGATTACAGGTGGTGAACCCAATCCGTCACGAGAGATTGATGTAACAACAACTCTCGCAGCAATTGCTACAGGATTCACAGTTCAATAATAATACAAATGAGAGGACAATGGTCCTCTCATTTCTTTGCCTTAAAGAATTTCATGTCTCAATTAAATTGGAAGGGGAGACCCTATAGACCCATCGGTGGTACAGGATTTATCAAGGTTTACAAACCTGATATCAATGAATTATTGAAACCCCTATCTCAAAAGAAGGGATTGGGTAGTGCGATTCTCACGGGGAACGCAATCAACCCAAATAATCAACCTACATCTCAACCTGTTGTAACACCGAGTCCCACTCCGAGTGTTACTGTGACTTCAACACCCACGGTTACTCCCACCAATACTCCTTCGGTAACACCGACGGAACCTTATGACATTTATTTGTTCGAGGAATGTGGAAACCCTTCAAATCAATTTAGATTTGAAAATGTTGTTGGGTTATTGAACGTTGGGGAGGTTTATTATATTTCAGGTGGTTCAAGTTCTTTGATATGGAGTTCAACAACTTCTACTTGGTCAGGAGAAACAACAACTTGGGATTCCACATCATCAGTATTCAACGGATATGCGTCCGTGATTTCATATTCTGCGGTAGGACCAACTTATTCAGGTACGGGTATTACATTTACCCTTCAACCTAATTGTCCTGGTGTAACACCCACTCCGAGTGTTACTCAGACAAATACACCCACGAATACAAATACTCCGAGTATCACTCCAAGTCCTACTCCTTTTGATTCTGATGCTACAACCTTTTTGAATGCTGTTGTTGCGACAGGGGGAACTCTCAATGCAACGATATCTGCAGCAACCAATACTCTCTTTTCATCATTAAAATCTAATGGTCTTTATACCTCAATGAAGGCAATGTATCCATTCATAGGTTCAACTTCGGGTTCTTGTGCAATCAACGCAGTTAGTCCTGGTACATATAATATTAGTTGGTTTGGAGGAATGTCATTTGGAGTTTCAGGAGCAACTGGTAATGGAACTAATGGTTGGGGAAATACAAATCTAATACAAACGGCATTTACTCAAAACAGTGTGAGTGCTGGTGTTTATCAGATAACCTCACTATCAGGTGGAGCTGAATTTGTATTTGGTAATTTCAGTACTGGTGGATTACCTGCAATACAACTTTCAACCTATTTAACAACTTTAGGTGGAAATTATGCTTATAGATTGGGTAGTACGAGTATAACCTCACAAACATATTCTGGAAATACTGGAATGTTTGTCATCTCTAGAACAACTGGTAGTACTACAACTCATAATTTGTATAGGAATGGTAGTTTGATAAATTCAACAAGTAATAGTTATACTGCGACTACAACCCCAAATGCAATATATGTATTTGCGAGACAAGGGTCAGGTGGTGCTACCCAAGAATTTTCACCACAAACTTTAGCATTTATATTCTTCGCAGATGGATTGAGTGGTTCACAGGTTTCAACCTTGAGTTCAATAATAAATACATTCAATACATCTTTGAGTAGAAATGTATATTAGAGCATTTATAAATAAAATCAATTTAAAATAAATTTCTTATGTCTTCATTATCAGGACAACAAATAAATCAAAGTTACCAAGGTCTGTTAAAACTATCAGATAGTTCATCAGGGGTGACATCAACTTTCCAATCCATTGAAGATGGATTGGGAAATGACACAGGTATTGATATAAAACAAAATGGTATTGGTTCTCCTAACATTTTGAACTTGCCAAGGTATTCTAACATCAAAGGTGGTTTGGGTTTAATCTCAAATCAAGGTATGACTTATCAAACTGATGAATATGATAGTTTGGTTTGTTTTCCATTCTATGATGCTGGTGTCAATGTTTATTCAGGTGTGAGTTATAGTATATCTGCGGTAACTTCAACAAGTGATGTTGTAGAACTTGGATTCTATACAGCACAAATGAGTGATTCTTCCGGTTTGATTCCTTATCAACTTATTGGTACAGGTTGTACTTTGGTTGTAAATTCAACAGGAGCAAAAACAACTTCTTTCACAAGTGATATTTCATTTTCAGCATATGGAGAAGGGGTATATTTCTGTGTAATTAGAACTACCAATGTGGGTGCGACACCTACTGTTAGATTTAGAACAAACTTCATTCAATCATTCTTTCCTGGATTCTTGAATAATTTCTATCCCGTTAGTGGACCTTTAACTTCACCGACACAAACTGGTGCTGGTCTTTTCTCAACCACAGCATCTCTTTCAATGTGGAATGGTACAGTGTCTCAATGGGAAAGTGTTTTCTCAGGAGCAACTCTTTCAAGTTATACACCTGCGGCAACTGTAATGCAATTCCCTGGAATTGTTTTAAGAAGAAAAGGGTAATATTATTTTAAATCCATGATGGCAGATAAAGTATTTCTAAGACAATATTGGAGTAGATACCTCGGTGAACTAAGACCGAGGAATGATATCTATGTGGATATATTTGAACCTACCCCGAGTCCCACTCCTGCGGTAACTCAAACGATGACACCTTCAATAACTCCAAGTAATACTCCTTCTGTTACACAAACAACAACTCCATCTGTTACACCAAGTGTAACACAAACAAATACTCCTTCTGTTACACCGAGTGTAACACAAACGAATACTCCAAGTATAACATCCACTAATACAACAACTCCTAACCCAACCACAACCCAAACACAAACACCTTCCGTCACTCCTACTTTGACCCCGACTCCTTCTAATACTCCTATATGTAATAATTTCGTTTTAGGATTTCAACCATATAATACTGCAAGTGGTGGTAATGCTCTCGCATATTCAACAAACGGAATCAATATTTCAGGTTCTTCCCCAAATGCAAATTCATTCCTAACATTTTCAAATCCTGCAGGTATAACTTCAATTGCCACTAATGGTTCGAGATGGGTTGCGGTTGGTTCGAATGGAAGACTAACACCTAACGCAATTTCCCTTGGTTTGTACAGTAATAATGGAATTCAATGGTTCTTATCAGATTTAGCAACTGTCAGGACAAATGCTAATGCCGCAATGGAAGATGTTATTTGGGATGGAACAAGATTTTTGGCAATTGCAGGTTCAACTAATCCTTTAACACAATCTACTGATGGTATAACTTGGACAGCAATCACAGGTTCTAATATAAGTTTATCACCATCATTCCCTGCTATAAGAGAAGCATTCATTTATTATGACGGAACATCACATTGGGCTGGTGGTAGTAGTAATTTCTATAAATCAAATGGGGGAAATGTTTACACCGCTCAAACAATCACAGGAATAAATCGATTCTATGATATGTTGTATACACAATCAAAATGGATTTTAGCGGGCAGTTTGGTTTCAGGTGGGACAACAGGTAAAATTTTTGTATCAAATGATTCAGTAAATTGGACAGGTCAAACGATTCCTGCATGTACGGATGTTTACACATTGGTAACGAATGGTAATATCATAGTAGCCGGTGGAGAAGGAACGACTGATTTGATGTATTCCTATGACGGTATTGGTTGGACAGCCGCAACTTATGCAGGGGTGTTCACAACAAGGGTGTATGATTTAGCATGGAATGGTTCAGTATTCATGGGAGTTGGAGGAGATGCTGGTCAAATCGGTTATTCTTACGATGGAATCAATTGGAGTGCTTCAACGAGCACATTAGTAAATTTTATTGGTCAAGCCGTTGCATCAATCCCTGACCCTTATGTTTTTCCTGCAATCGCTGGAAATTGTCCTACGGTAACCCCCACGAATACTTCCACGAGCACTCCTCAGGTTAGTCCAAGTTCTACACCCACTCCGAGTGTGACACAAACGAACACTCCGTCCATTACGCCAACTCAAACTCAGACACCTTCGCCAACTCCCACTTCAGGTGTTACAGGTTGTCTATGTTATAGATTGTTGAATGAAACAGGAAGTCCAATAAATTATCAATACGATGATTGTGTCTTGGGAGCAACATCGGGAACGTTGAGTGGAGGAGCAAGTACTCAGGTCTGTGCGGTAGATTTACCTGTAATAGACCCTGGTGGAACTATTACTCCATGTACGAGTGTAACAAATTGTGATGAAACTGCTGATTGTACAGGTTGTTCATAAATTAGATTGTAATGATATACGTAAACCAAGGTCAATATAATACCCCGATAGCAACTTGTTCAAGAAACAAACAGTTGTCCAATCCATATTATCTGTGGACCATTCGTCATAAATTGTCCAACCAAAGTTGGCAATTTATTCCTTATCGTGAACAATCGATAACATCATATCCACCATCTTATGATATTTTTCAATTGGATATTTTATTAAATCAACCTGAGGTTTATATTGGTTCAAATGTAATAACGTGTAATCTACACTTGCTATCAGGGGAGTTCTATGTTAAAATTTATGAGCAAACAAGTTCTTCCAACTTAAATCCATCATTATCTTACGATGTGGTGTATGAAGGAATGATGGTTGTTCTATCTGAAGACCCAATCGAAGAGATTGAATACACGGGTACGACAAACACTTGGGTTGTTTATCAGGGATAATGAAAAATATTCTAACTATTTATATATAACGATATGAAAAAAATCATTCAACAAGTTAAATTCAACACCATTGATACTCTCGTTAAATTCGAGGAAAAGGTTGTTAGAAATCAACCTTGGGTATCTTGGGGATTGAATAATCATTTTGTAATGGGTCTGTATGACTTATTGGATTTTTCTCCCATCCACAATGCGTGTGTGAGGTCAAAGATTGACAATATTGTTGGTCAAGGATTTGTTACTGATTACAAGATATCTGAAACAGAAACCTTGAATGACTTTTTCAGAGATATCGTTTTCGATTATATTGTTACAGGGAATATCTTTATTGAGACAATTTGGAAACAGGATAGGTCTCAAGGATTATCAGGTCTTCATTATATTCCTTCAAAGTATATGAGAGTTGGTTCACCTGATAATGTGGAACTGATTCTTGAAAAATTTTATTATTGTCGTGATTGGGCACAATTCAAACGTGCGGGTATAATTGAGTTTCATCAGTTCGACCCGAACAACTTTACCAATAGACAAATTGCGTTCATTAGAGACAAGAACCCTGCGTATTGGGCATACGGTTCACCTCAGTATTTGAGTGTCGTAAATGACATTAGATTGAACCACGAGATAACTGTATATAACCTTGCTAATCTTATCAATGGTGCGAACCCATCATTATGGGTTCACTTCTCAGATGGATTCCCACAATCTGAAACTGAGGAAAGAAATATTTTACAGAGATTGGAACAACGTTATGAGGGAGCGCAAAATAGTGGCAAGATGATAGTGAGCTTTTCCGAGGGTCAAGATGGAAAACCTGATATAACTCAGATTCAATCCAATCTTCAACAAGGATTCTATTCCGAAGTATTTGAATTGGTACAGAATCAAATTCTTGCCGGTCATAAGATTCCTGATGGGTCTCTCATTGGTCTTCCACAGAAGACAGGATTCAATTCAAGTGCTGATTTATTGATGACCGCACATAAACTATTTTTGGAAACATCAATTAAACCAATCCAAAAATATTTATTGAGAGAGTTAAAACCACTTGTTGAGTTGGTGAATCCAGGTGTTGATGTTAAACTCGAAATTATTCAAAACCAAGTTGTATGAGTTTAGTTGATGTTTACTTCGTGTCTGAGGAGACAATAAAAGACCGACTGCCAATAAATGGGAACGTGGACTCAGGAGAATTGAGATACGGGATTCAGACAGCACAGAATCTCAACATTCAAGAAACTCTTGGTGAACCACTCTATAGAAAACTTTTAAATGATGTATCCGCTAACACCGTTACAGGGTTTTACAAGTTATTACTTGATACATACGTGGTTCCTGCCACAATATCCTGGTCACAGTACCATCTCCTTGATAATTTCTTTATTAAATGGATGAACGTAGGTTTGGTTCAAAATAGAACTGAACAGGGAAATCCAATTGACTATCGTGCGTTTCAGTTTCTAAAGAACAACGCAAAGTCAACTGCGGAATTCTTCGACCAAAACATGAGAAGATATCTCTGTGCGTATGCTTCGAGATATCCTGAATATAATACTGTCGAAATTGGGAAGTTGTTACCTCAACGTGATTCTGCGTATCGGTCATCGATTGCTATGGGGTCAACAAAATTTTATCCTTCTTGGTACGGACCTGTGAACACAATTCCTCAAGGTACATTCCCTGCGGGTTCTTAAAATCGTTTTAAAGGGTATAGGAATCCCCAAATTTCGATTATCTTTTTCGGACTGATATATCTGATACAAAAAAAAACAGGGTCTCTAATGGACCCTGTTTTGATTATGCGGGAGTTAGTTCTGAACAAAGGTTGTCGAATAACCTCATCGCAGAAGTTTCGTTTCCAACGAATGCACAATCGATGTCAGTCGATATTTCATCTCCTTTATCACCAATTGCTATCAGGTAAAAATTTCCTTCTTCTTTGAATGAGTTCGTGATTTTGAGTAGAAGATAACAAGTATACAAGACCACAGTCCCGAATTCGTTTGGGTCTCGTCCTTTCATTGTCTGTTCAAAGAGATAATTACTGACATCCTCCCTTTCAATTCCTGAAGGTAGAGAGAGATAATGTTCTTCCATACGTTCAACATGATTTGAGACGTCGGTCAAGATTTTTGTCCCTTTTGTACGATGATAAAATCCGAGGTAAAGTGGTTTGGTACTCATGATAATTGATGTTCAGATTGTGTCCTGTCCCCGATGTTATTGTTTTTACGAAGATATAAATTTGATTCCGATTTTGTCCCAAAATTCCCAAGTTTTTCCTACCATTTTTTTATGGTCTTCGATAGTATCAATTCTTGGAATTGGACCCTTACCACCAATATATTCATAGAATTTTTGTGATAAGTGTGGTGCTCCAAAAGAATCCATCCACCAATGACACCATTGTTTTTTGGACATTCTTTTCTTTTTCATAGTTGTATGTTTTAGTTTGTGAAGTAATCACCGGTTGTAAAGTTACGAGAGGAAGACATACCGACAATTGCGAAATATGTCTTGTCGTCTGACCTCCAATCAACAAATTTGACTTCCTTGTTCTTGAAATCAATCTCAAGTTGAGACCCGTTATCCAAATGCCAATAAACAGACTCACCTTGTGTTGTGTCGATACCTTGTCCCAAGAAAACTGAAATGTTGGAAATCATCCAAATGTCGAAAGTCGTTGTCTTTTTCATTGTTATGTGTTTTGTCCCACAAAGATAAGGGGAATCTTTGAACCAAAAAAAATAAAGTTATCCCCATAAAAAAACCCTGTAAAACAGGGTTTAGAGAATCTCAATCTTTTTCTTGAGATGGTCTGAGAATAGTTCCTCAAGTTGTTGGTCCCTCTTGAGTTGGAAATATTCATCCATTTTCTTGACCCAAGATTCATCACCTGTCTCCATCCATTGTATAAGTCGTTTTGAGACCAATAGGATGTCTGACATGGACCACTTGAGGTTATGGGTTTCCATAAGTGTCATTGTGGTTTTGAGTGCTGCTTGACGTTCAACGATAGGTTGTGTGTACTCTTTGAAGAGTTGGGTTCTATCAAACCCGAGTGGTTTTTTTTCGTACTGATTCATAGTTTTAGTGATAATCTGTTCCTTGAATAAAATCTGTTACGATACCGATTCCTGACACAGTCCTTTGGAACTCATCCATCATACTCTCCATATCAATCATGATGTTATCATCATCATCAATTCCGTAGTAGATTCGAATCTTCACAAATCCTGTGTGAATCTTGTCTAAAAGGTCTTCTTTACTTGCTTGGAAAACATTTTCGTCGTTGTAGTTCATGGTGTTTTGTTTTTTACAAAATTAGGAAATTATTTGGATTAAAAAAAAATTTCAAACAATTTTTTTATTATGGGAACACAAATCGCATCTCCACATATCGATTGATAAAACTTGTTTGAATTACCAAGTTTTAGGATTTTTTGTATGTCTTCTTCTTTGACACCCATACATCTAAAAGATTCCCTCGGAGAGAGATATCTTACACCTTGGTCTGTTAGTATAATTGGTGATACGGTTTTTGTAAGACAAGGGGAACATCCATCAATCGAATATATCCTTTGTGAATGTTCATACTTTACATCAGTTCTCGTTCCAATTTGTTTACAGAGAGAATTTCTACTTGTAATTTTTGGTTGATAATCACATTGGATATAGAGTGATTGGTCAACTACGGGTTCAAGAATATCTCTAATGACAACTCTTTGTTCTTTCAATAACAAGATTTGTTCCATCTGAGTTTTTACTTCATCATTTGTTTTGTTCAAAATTGATATCATAAAAACTCTTTCTCTATTTTGAGGACAACCATAATCTGCACCATTGAGGACCATATAATGACATCCATATCCCAAATCATTGAGAAATTTTATATGGTTCTGAAAATTGGGGAAGTGTCTTTTTGATACTAAGTGTTTCACATTCTCCATTAGAAGAAATTCCACATGGTTTGATTGTATCAATCTTTCTACTTCCAATAACAATCCTGACCTTGTTCCTTTTTTTATTCCTCGTCCTTTACCTGCGACAGATATGTCTTGACAGGGAAAAGAATATGTGAGAACATTTACAAGGTCAGGAATATTAGAAATCTTTTTTACATCACCGAGATTTCCAAGTTGTGAGTTATGTAATGTTTCATATACCTCAATAACTCTTTTGTTTATTTCAGAATAACCGATTGTTTGATATTCCAATCCTGAATAATTTAATCCGAGTTCTTGAGTACCGAAACCTGAGAACAATGAAAGAATACTTATCATAACACTTCAATTTTTAAAACGGGTAGTCATACTCGTTGATATATTTTTCGTTGGGTTCAACATACCACACTTGAGTTGGATAGGGAAGATTCTCGAATTGTGAAATCTGAGATGGTCTGAAGTCCACAACCTTCAAATCTTTGATTGAACAAGTTGGTAGGGTGTATTTCATTTTCCTGAGAACACTTCTAACAAACTTTGTTCTGTCTTCCAAAGATGAGAATGTATCGTTGGTAATGACCTCAACGAATTCACTAACGGATGAGATTGATAGATATACTTTGATTGTCTTGTCGGTCATGGTACAAATTTAAGTATTTGGTTTGACATTTTCAAATCACTTTACATTCGATTTGGGAGGTTGACAACTTGACAGAAGTGTAATCTCTGATTGTGATAGGATTCCTGAGTAAATTCTCACCTCATCAATCATAACTCTTGAAGGTTGTTTGTATGGGTTCTGAACCATTGGTCTGACAAAACAACTATTTCCGGCATTTCCGAGTGTGAGTTCAATGTTCTGAGTTGATGGCCAGTTGAGTGATTTGGTCTCAACGAGAATACCATTGATATAGAGTTTGGTGATTGTCTCATTTACGGTGTAGAGAATGTGTGTCCAACCATTACAACTCGGTGTCTGAGGAATTCTCATTCTGTTTTGAGATTGAGAACTCGTGGCGAGATACACACTACTTTGATGAATCCAAAACTGAGGATTGGAATTACATTGTCTGTTCTCAGTTAGTTCCATCACGGCTTGACCTTCATCATAACCATTCATCTTCATCCACATTGAGAAGGTGTATTGACCCCTTAGATTGAACGGAATGTTCCCTGAACGGAAATACCCATTGGAGAACTTTAACGAGGAATTTGGGGTTCCAAATCGGTCTGAGGATGGTTGTTGATTGGTGAACCCGTGAGCACCTGTTTGTGAGTGGTCAAGAACATTCCCATCAAAGTTGAAGTGAGCAATCAGGTTCGATTCTTCAACATTCTCGGTTTGTTCTTCTTTGGAACAAGAGAGGATTGTCATTGTGGTCAGTAGGACCAAGATGAGTTTTTTCATTGTGTTTAGTTTTCACAAAGATAAGGAGAACAAATTTACCAAACAAATTTTGACAAAAAAAAATCCCACCAATGGGAGGAGGTGGGATTTACAGAGAATCTGATGATGAACAAGAATTAGAATCAATAATAAATATATTATTTCTTCTTGGAAGGTAAAGATTTTTTTTCTTTAACTTTTCTTCTTCTTGCTCCTTTCAGAACATCTTCCCCATATCTTTCTACAAATTGGGGATGAATTTCTTTGGTAATGTCATAGTTCATCAATTCGAGAAGTTCTTTCGCACCCCTCAGAATATATTCAGGTGTCTCAGGATATTTGGTTCTATCTAACATTTACCTTGAAGGATATCTAATCCAACATTTGTTATTGAATGTAGTGAAGACATACCAATTCTTCGTTCGGTGATGATTGCTCCGAGGTCCTCTAACTTCCAAATTCTTTGATATAAAGAATCATTCTGTTTGATTGTTCTCGGTGTTACTTCAACCTGAACTTTTCCATTCATAGATATATATTCCAATATCTCAATCATTTTTTTTGTTATCATATCTGTTATTTTAAATTGTGTCTTTTTTTAAATTGTTCATGAACTGATTCACTACCTGTGGTGTTGTACCCCATTATATTTAGGAGTTCTCTCGCACCAATGAAGTCCCCTTCTGTTAGTCGGGTAAACTTGAGATGTGAATTTTCCTTTTCATCTTCTTTTCCTTTTTTGGAGTAATGTAACTTACATCTTGGTTCAACGTTCCATTTGGAATTCTTCCTCTTATAGAATTCTTTCTCAGGTTTGTACTTCCCACATACAGAACAGAAATAAGATAATCCATGGTCCTTGTCCCAAATCCTCCTATTGATAAATTCTTTCATTACAATAAATATGAAATTATTTTTGAAAATTCAAGATTTTTTTCGTATTATCTTGGTAAAGTTTGAAAAAAATTATATTTATTATCAAAAGAACTATTTATGAAGAAACTGAATGTTATGATTTACACGGAAACATTAGAAGCATTATGTGAGTTACCAAACGAAGACATTGGTGTAATGATAAGATACATCAATGATTGGAACAATGGTAAGGAAGTTATCGTTGAGAATCCATATCTTAAAAGTATGTGGAAGATGATTCTCCCTGACCTTGAAAGAAATAAGGAAACATTTTTACATAAATGTGAAATCAATTCATTGAACGGAAAGAAAGGTGGAGCACCCTTAGGTAACCAAAATGCTAAGAAAACCAAAACAACCGAAGGGTTGATTGAAACAACCGAAAACAAACCAAAACAACATAACTATAACAGTAACTATAACTATAACAGTAATGATAATTCATCTAAAGATGAATTATCAAATATAGGACAACCATCATCACCTGAGGGTGATGAGGTTGTATCCAAGGGATTAGAAAAGATTGAAAGTATATTTCCAAATAAAAAAAATTATGTTGGGATTGATACAGTGAATCTTTGGAATAGTTTTACTCAAGAGGAGAAACAAGTTCTAATCAGACGTGCTACTTTGTATGTAAGAGAAGAATTAAAGAAGAACGACGGAATGTACTTGAAACAACTTACCAAGTGGTTACAAGAACAAAAGGAAAAAGGAATAGAAATAAAACCAAAGGATTTTAAAAACAAAACATCCAACGATGACCATAGGTTACTGAAGTATACCGATGGTTCAATTTATACTTTTATATTAGAAAAAGTTGGAAATTCTACACAAAAAGCAGACAAGGTTTATTCACAATTCAACAGAAAAGATTTATATTCCAACAAAGACCAAATGATAGAAGGATTATTTGACTACTTTAAAATGTAAAAGAATGGAAAATGTTTATCAAAAAAATTACAACAAGGAATTCATCAAAGAACTACCTGTGAATTTCGACAAGATTAAAAACATGGATTTATCCAAGGTAGAAGAAAAGTATAGAACACTTTTCACAACTGATTGGAATTGGGGGAATCATTCTTCAATGAAGATTCAAGACAGAATGGTACTTCAAGAACTTTGGTTAGAATACCAACATAGTAAGTTCAAGGAACTAAGAAATAAAAACGTAAAAGAAGAAATTGTAACCCATGGGTTTTAAATTACCAAACAAAATAACAGAAGGTCAAGTGAAGATTATGAACTCGACAAACCCTGAACTGATAGGTAAAATCGGAATAGTTCAACGAGTAAACATTTCAAGGAGTGTTGCTAACGTAAAACTGGAATCAGGAGATATTGTAGAAGTACCTATAAAAGATTTGTCGAAGAAACTTGACTAATATTTAATAGTTATGAATGAATATATCATAACAACAATCATATCCTCAATAACAGGTATTGGGGGTTTTATATGGGGAATAAGAAAAGACAAAGTTGATTTGGTATCAACAAGTTTTAAAAATATTTTACTTCAAATACAAGTTTACGAACAAATAATCGATGGACTTAGAAGTGAAATAAAAATATTGACAGAGAAGATTGATGAACAACAAAAAGTTATTAGACACCTCGAATCTCGTATCGAAGATTGTGTAGGTCACAAAACCAATATTTAGACAGGAGTTTTCCTGCATATCCGTCAGTCATTATCTATTCTTTATTTTTTCTTCTGTCTAATAACCCTCTGTTTCTACAGAGGGTTTTTTATTATATTTATCTATATGGAAAAAGATTTTAGAGAGAGAATTACAGAGTATTTTTCTTATTCTGATGAAGAAAGGAAACAACTGATTACTGAATTGTCTCAATTTTATTTTGAGAAAAACGTGTCAACGAAAAACATCGATGAGTTTGAACTCACGATTGACCAATTGATTTTCTTTTTGGAAATGGAATGGAAATTCTCTATCAAAAGTGAATCATATAATCGTGCGGAAATCTATTCAAAATTGTCA